CAAGATCGAAGAGCTTGGCGTCGCGACGAAGCGTCTGGACAAGATCGAAGCTCGCTTGTCTCGCCCCGGCATTTCTGGCCGCGTCGAAACCAAGGAAGACGAAACCGAGATTCAGCGCAAGGCCTTCGTCGATTATGCGCGCGGCGCGCCGTTCGATACGAAGGCGCTCAGCATCGCTGGCAATGCCGGCTATCTCGTTCCCCCGGTTCTTTTGAATGAGCTTCAGAAAAATCTCGTTCTCTTCTCGCCCATTCGTTCCATCGCGCGCGTTACGTCTATCAGCGTTCCGTCCGTTGAACTTCCGAAGCGCACCGCGAACCTCACCGGCGCGTGGGTCGCCGAGACGGGCACGCGCACCGAATCCGACCCGACCTATGGCCAGCAGACGTTCACGGCTTACGAATACGCGACCTATGTGGACGTGTCTTTGCAGCTTCTCGAAGATTCCCTTTTCGATCTTGGCCAGTCGCTTATGCAGGATATCGGGCAGGAATTCGGACGGGCCGAAGGCGCTGCTTTCGTCGCCGGCAACGGAACCGGCAAGCCGACCGGCTTCCTAAACGCTCCCGCCTCCGGTCAGACCGTCACCGCCGCCGGCGCTGCCATCGCCCCGGACGATATCATCGCCCTGTTTCATGCGCTCCCGAGCTTCTACGCTCAGAATGCCGTCTTCATGGCGAACCGTTACACCATTGGCCTTATCCGTGCGTTCAAGGCGACGACCGGCGAATATCTCTGGGCTCCCGGCACCGGCGAAAACGGCCTGATTCCTGGCAACAGCTCCACGCTTTTGGGCCGTCCGATTGTCGAGGTTCCGGATATGCCCAACTCGGCAGCGGCTACCATCGCGCTCGCTTTCGGCGACATGCAGCAAGCCTATCGCATCGTCGATCGCATCTCGGTCAACGTGCTGCGTGATGACTTCACCCAGCGCGCCACCGGACAGGTTCGCTTTCATGCGCGCCGTCGCGTCGGCGGCGCTGTGGGCAAGGCCGAAGCCCTCTGCTTCCTGAAAACGACCGCCTAATAGCGGCTACCAAATAACGCCGGCGCTAATTCAGCGTCGGCAACTCTTTCGATAAGGAAATAAGCAAGTGACGATTATTACTGCTAGTAAAACGAAATTCAGCATTGGCACAACCCTCGCCGCGACTACTCTTTCAGCCTTCGCCGGCGACACTTATGCGCAAATCGGCGAGATCGAAAGCTTCGGCGCGTTTGGCGATGAGCTTGAAATTATCAAGTTCACTAGCCTTTCCGATGGTCGCGTTCAAAAAGTGCAAGGCGTTGCCGACGCCGGCGACATCGATCTTGTTGTCGGCTTCGATCCCGCCGACGCCGGACAGACTGCGGTTATCGCCGCGTTCACGGCCGGCGGCGCATACAACTTCAAGGTCGAATTGAACAACCCGCTAACGACCGGCTCCGGCCCGCACAATGGCACGCAATTCTATTTCAAGGGCATTGTGACCGGCACTAGTTACGAGGCGGGCACGAGCAAGGACGTTATTAAACTCAAGGTCAAGATCGCGCTGACGACTGGCGTCATCGAAGGCCCGGCGGCTTAACGATGGCTCTTTGCGACGACGAAATGACAATCACGGTCTGGCACGAAAAAATCGTGCTTAGACCAACTCTTCGCGCCGCATTCCGGCTCGAACGCCGCTTCAACGGCTTTGACAATTTGCTGAAGGCCATCGCCGAAGAGAATATTTCGGCAATGTCAACGGTCATCCGTGAAACGGCCGACGGCGACTATGATCTTTTGGACTTTCTCGAAAAGCATGAGGGCTTCCCTGTCCATAGCGGCATAGGCGCTCTTGTGGGGCCGTTGATGAATTTGGTGCTGGCGCTTGCCGGCGTCGGGGGCGACGATTTCAAGAAAGAGCAAACCGACGCGCCCGCCGATCGTATTTCCTTCACCGAGCATCATGAACGCTTGTTCCGGTTCGCAACTGGCTGGCTTGGCTGGACGCCAGAAACGGCTTGGAACGCAACGCCGAACGAAATCACGGAAGCCTTTCAAGGCCGTCTCGATATGCTCAAAGCGATTTACGGCGGCGGCGAAAGCAACAAAACGCCGGCGATGACTGAAGACGCCTTCGCTGGATTCCTTCGCTCTCGAAAGGTCGCATAACGTGCCTATTCGCGCGCCAAGGATTTGCGGATGCGGAAAGGTGATTGCGTTCGGCATTAGGTGCGCTTGTGAGATGCGCCACGACGCCGAACGCAAAGCCCGCTTCGACGAAAAACGCCCGTCCTATCGTGAACGTGGCTACACGACGAAGTGGGATATCGCCCGCAAGGATTTTCTCGCCGCGCATCCGACATGCGTTCGCTGCGGCGCGCCGGCGACAATCGTCCATCATGTGCTAGCGCACAAAGGTGACATGAAGCTCTTTTGGAACCGCAATAATTGGGCTCCGGTTTGCAAGCCCTGCCATGACGGCCCGATTCAATCACAAGAGAAACGCAAACCCGATCAAAGAAACGGGCGCTCATGACACTCGCCACTTTCACGCCTCCGATTCAGCCAAGCGTCGGCGCAACGAACAAGCCAAAAATTAAAATCCTGAAAGCTGATTTTGGCGATGGCTATTCACAATCGGCAGCTGACGGCGTGAACAATATTCGAGCCGAGTTTAGCCTGACATGGGAAGTTCTCACGTCAACGCAGGCGGACACAATCGAGGGCTTTTTCACCACACAAGCCGGCTATGAGCCGTTCTACTGGACAGCGCCCGGTAAAAGCATCGCCCAAAAGTGGACTTGTGAGACGTGGGAACGAACATTTAATCGCGCCGGCTGGGTTTCGATCAAAGCGACGCTTACTCAATCATTCAACTTGGCGGTTTAAGCTTATGTCGGATATTACATACACGCTTCAAAACAACGGCAGCAAAATCAAGCTGAGCGATAACGGCGATGGCACTTATTCCGAAGCCACCTCGGTTATCGGCTCCGCCGCGTCTGGTATCACGCCAGTAACCGGAACATTCAACGGCCTCGGAACAAGCCTAACTCTAACGCCGCGAGCCATGCGCTCGTTTAATTTTTCCCTATGGGGAACATTCGTCGCGACGATCATTTTAGAGCGTTCTTTTGATGGTGGAACAACTTGGCTCCCGTTGAGGATGCCCCCCGCATATTCCTTCAACTGTCCACTGTCTGATACTTTTCAGGATGGCGAATACGGCAACCAATATCGCTTTCGTTGCTCTTCCTACACGTCCGGCACGATCAATTACAGAATTAGCCAATGAATCAGCAAATTGCGACAACCAAAAACCAAGGCGATCAGCGCATGTGGTGCGCGGTCATCTTGCAAGCACTCGACGACGCCACGTCCGACCTAAAGCAGACAAAGCCCAACGATCGGCAAGATGCGCGTGATTGGTTTTTGAAGGGCGGCAAGGATTTCAGAGACGTTTGCAGCCTCGCTGGACTGGATCATGAGCGCGTTCGTGTCGAGGCAAAACGCAAGATCGATGACGCCATAGCCGGTGTTTCATTTAATCGCGGCGGGAAGTCTCGCTTTCTAACGCACAATGGCGAAACACTGCTTGTTGCCGACTGGTCACGCCGTCTCAATATCCGCGCCGCCACAATTTATTTTCGATTGAGGGCCGGTCAATCTACCGAGCAAGCCTTGTCGCCGCGAACCCGCCTAGAAAAGCGTTACGAATATGATGGAAAGAACCTCACTATAAAAGAGTGGTCTTCAATCATCGGCGTTCACGCCGCAACTCTTGGCGGTCGTTTACGCAAAGGCTGGTCTATAGATCGTGCGTTGTCAACGACCATTGAAGACGGCAAGAAAGATGGCTTCAAACACCTTCAATCCTTGAAGAGCAAGAATCATAACGCTGGCAGAGGTAGCAGAGTTGAAAGGCGTGTGGCAACACCAGTGAAGCCGATCTATACATGCGGCGGTGAATCCCTCACATTGAAACAATGGGCCGAACGCCTCGGTATGAACGTTAATGCTTTACATCAAAGGATGAGCAAAGGCTGGTCTATTGAAAAGACGCTCACAACGCCAGCGCAGCGCGCGGGTAAGCCATCGCCATACACCGCCGTCATCCCAGCGCCAGCGTCAACCGCAGCGATGCAGCCACCATATCTGATGACTGACGAGGCATTGCATAGGGGCCGGGGGTGTCTCGAAACTTCGGCAAACGCCTTGGGGGCCGGCGAGGGCCCTTCGCTCGAGATTTGCTCGAAATAGACATTCTACTAGTTAAGCAAATTAGTAGACTAATGGAATTCATGAAATGACCATCACGCTCGACGACCTGAAATCGCAGCTCAACATCGTTGGGGACGACGACGATGTTTTGCTTCAAGGCAAGCTCGACACGGCGACGGCGTTTATCGAGACGTTCACCGGCGCGCCAATGGGACTAACGCCGCCCGCGCCTTTGCTCGAAGCAGTGCGCCAACTCGCCGCGCATCTTTATGAGAACCGCGAAGCGACGCTTATTGGAATCACCGTGCGTGAACTACCGTTCGGTTTGTTCGATCTTTTGACGCCTTACCGCGCGTGGAGCTTCTAATGGCAGCCGACCTAGACCGGCTCTTAAAGCGCCTCGAAGCCATCCCTAAAGAGGTTCGCGACGCCGTGAAGCCCGCCCTAATCAAGTCCGGCAATGAGCTTGTGGACCGTATGAAGGCGCTCGCCCCCGAAGATACCGGCGCACTGAAGGCGTCGCTTCATGTCACCTTACCGGGCGAGACGACGCCGGCTTATTCGCAGCCCGGCGGCTCACGCAAGGCGAAGGAAAACGAAGTGCTTGTGACTGTCGGCGATGAAAAAGTTCGTTACGCGCATCTTGTCGAATACGGAACCGCGAAGACGCACGCCAAGCCCTATTTTTGGCCGGCTTATCGCCTCACGAGAAAGCGCATCAAGACGCGCATCAAACGGGCAATCACAAAAGCGGTTCGCGAGGGGTGGGAGAAGTAAATGGGTCTCGCTCTTTCCCTATTCGCCCAGCTAACAGCGCCGGCTCTCATACTCCAAAGCGCAATGCGCGCGGCGCTTGTCGCCGATGCGAATATCACCGCCTTGGTTCCGGCGGCGCAGATTTACGACCGCCATCAACGCCCGGAAATCTTTCCTTCGATCGTGCTCGGCGAGTGTCAAGAGACGCTCGACGACATGAGCCTAAAGCGTAACTATTACCGGCTCTTTCCGACGCTTCACGTTTGGCACCGCGAGCCCGGTCTTATCGCCGTCAAAAACATCGCGTGGCAGATTCGTAAGACGCTTGTCGATAATCCTCTTGTTACGCTCGGCTTGATCGATTTTCGATACACTGACGCAAGATTCATGCGCGACCCCGATGGCGTCACCTCTCACGGCGTTATTACATTTGAAGTCCTAGTTGGGGAAGCGCTGTCATGACGCCTTTCCGCGCGGGAAAACTTGACCGCACAATCTCAATCGAGAGTGTTTCGGAAACAATCGACACTTTCGGCGCTCCGGTTGATGTTTGGACTGTCGTCGGAACATATCGCGCCGAGCTTGTCGTCGAAGCGCACGGCTCCGTCACATCTCAGACCGTCAAAGAAGATGGCTCGGTCGATTCCATTGAATC